GCAGATCGCGGCATAGGTGCCGGAGCCTGGGGTCATCTCAACCTCCAGGATCATTTCTTCAAATTTGGCAGTTACAGCGCGCGCCATTGCAGTTTCTCCTAGTGAAAGCGGGCCAGTTCAAGACCAGCCGTGGTTACTGGGCTTCCTTGCCCTCTGGGTTGGGCTGATCTGCCCGCTTGCCGCGCTTCAATGCGCGTTTCTGGTCAGCAGTCGGGCTTTCCACCCGCACCGCCTTACCCGCCGCTACAGCGGCAGCGATGACCCGCTCAGGGAATTGCTGCGGCTCGTCGGAGGGCCGAATGAGTTGGCTCACCGCCTTCAGTGGGCGATGATCGAAGTTGAACGCTTTGTTGAAGATCGCCCAGGCCATCAGTTTTCCTCTACGATAGCTTGCACCGTGACGACGCCGTGAGATGTCTGGCCGTCGGGGTCGCGGAAGTACCGGATGCTTTCGACGGTCATCTCGACGAGGGCGTTCACGGTCAGCGCTCCGGCGTAGCGATGCAGCGCCTTCTTGACCGCGTCGGCGAGGTCTTTCACTTCACGGAAACCGCCCTGATACCGAGACCAGCAATCGATCTGGACCGTCTCAATGCGGCCGGTGATGCAGTCTGCGTCATCCTCCACCACGTCAGAGGGCCCAAAGGAGATGTAGGGGAACGCGTCCTTGCCGATCGGGTTGTCATAGACGCGGCTGCCGACGATGGCAGTCACGCCAGTGTTGCCGGTCAGGCGCTGGTAGATGAGCGCCTGCAATTCGTTCGAAGCACTCACTTCGCGCCCTCCTTCAAGCCCTTCTTGATCGCCCTGGAGACGCGGTTCTTAACGCCCTTCTTGTGAAGCCTGTATGCCGGGAAAAAGAAGGGCCGAGCGCTCATATTCTGGGTGCCGAACTCGACGAACCGCGCATAGTAGGCATCGCGGTCGCCTGCATAGATCGTGGCGACGATGTCGCCGGGGTCGCGCCGTGCCGGCTTCGAAGCCAGCGATCCTTTTGGCGCGTCTCCCATCGTCCAGCCGATCGACCCCTTCAGCCGCCCAGTGTCCTCCGGTGCGAAACCTTCCATCGTGTCGGTCATGGCTCGCGCCGCCCGCTGCAAAGCTTCCTCGGTATTCTTCCTTACCCGCTCGGGTATGGACTTGGTCAGCTTGCGCTTGAGCCTGTCGAGGCCTTCAATTGCCATCAGACCGCCACCCCACTTTCGGCAAGTATCTCCAGAAACTGCCGGTCTTCTGTAGGCGTGATGCCGCGGATGTTGAACTCGGTGCCGGTGCGCGTGTCGCGAATGCGCCACTCCGTTCTCACCTGCCGCGTTTCGCTGGATGCACGAACGGTGATGACTACCGGCTGGCGACCTTCCAGACGTGCGGCTTGGACAGTCTCGCCGCCACGCAGGTAGCGATAGTGAGCGCGGCAGCAATAGCGCTCCTGCCATCCCTGGATAACGCCACCCTGCCCGTCACTGACTTCGGTCGGCGCGTCGAAAGCGATGTGCTCATAGAGCTTGCCTGCGGAAATCGCTTTTGCCATTGCGGCCCCTTATGCCAACGCGGGATCGCGTAGCGGATAAAGCAGAGCCGTGACCGGCTTCGGCAGATAGCCGCGCTCGAAATCCTTTTCTTCGTTACCATCCGGCTCGCGGTAGAACTGGCCTACAAGCATGATGGTGGCGACATCGATCGGGGCAGGCACTTCCACCCCCTCTTGCAGTTCCCCGTCCTCGCCGCGCGGGATCAGCACGTCAGCCGCGCCCTTCAGGTAGTTGATGACCGCGGCCGACGCAGCCTCGATATAACCGTCGATCAACATGTCATCGTCGTTGGTGTCCACGCGCAAGGCCTGCTTGACGCGCGGCAAAGAAACAAGCTTGACCATCAGTTTCCCTTCGCGTCCTTGCCGTCGCGGCCGCGCTTATTCGACAGCATCCAATCACTATCGGGAGCATCGGGCTTGCCCTGCGGACTATCCTTGACCGCGATCCATGTGCTGCCGCCCCACGTCACTGTGTTGCCCTCGCGGTAGCCAGCCTCCTTTGACCACACCCCGCGATAGAATGGCATTGGGACAAACGCATCCTTGATCACGTCGCCGCGCTCCCAGACCATGTAGACGCCTTCGGAGCGAGCTTCGAGGCGCATATCGTCGAAGCCCAAGCCATCACGCCCAGGCTCGCCGTCCTCGCCATCTTTGCCGACAAACACGCCAAGATCCTTTGTGGTCCCATCACTCAGAACCGCGATCAGTCGGCCCCCTTCGGCCCTGAATAGATCTTTGACGTCAACGCCATCACGCCCAGGCTTGCCGTCTTGGGGCGTCGGCAATGAACCCACCGCTTTGGCTACCGCTTCCTCTATAAGGGGGGCGACATCTTCGACAGTCACGCTCTTGCCATCTTGGGGGAGAGGGAGAGCCGCAACCGCCTCTGCCACCATGCCGCTCACATCTGGCAACTCGGGCTTCGGCAAATTCGCGACTGCCTCGCGAATAGCATCAAGCTCTGCAGCCATCTTCTCGGTGACGCTGGCGATAATGGCTGCCTCGTCTGCGTCCTTGCCGTCTTTTGGCTCAGGCAGCGAGGCAAGCCGCTTCTCGAATTCATCAAGCCGCTCGATGATTGGCAGGGTTGCGGCCTTAACGATGCTCGCGAGCTCTTCGCCGAATGCTTTCGCGTCGATCATGCAGCCTCCATTGCTTTCCGCATGGAAAGCAGTGTTTCCGACACAAAGGCACGGGCTTCCGCTTCCTGCTGTTCGGGTGTTGGTGTGGCTGGCACCGGTGCAGGCGGGTTATTCACCAGATCAATCAGCTGGGCATCCCGCGCGGCAATAGCTGCGAGTGAATGGTCTTGCTGCTGCAGATAGATGGTGTCACCGCCTGTGACCGGGCCGACATTTACGCGGCGGCGCGTCTCGTCCAGCGTGAGAATTCCCTTGGCCTTCTGTGCGACCTCGAACTGGGTTGCCGTGTCCATACGCAGTAGGTCATCCAAATCGAACTCTGTTCCGAGGGCTTGCCCGGTACCCGCATCGCCAGCAAGGCCAAGCCCTTCATCGAGCAGGGCTTCGATGTCTTCGATCAGCCTCTGCAGACACTGGCTATAGTAGCGTAGCGTGAGGTTCTGGACGTTGTTGTATGACGGCTCCTGCCCGACGCCGGCCATGAACGCCGGAACGTGATAAACGCCGCAAACAACCTCCGCCGACCAGCGAAGCTGCTCTATGACCTGGCTGTCCACCGCCTTCGCGCGCATGGCCTCATACTTCAGGCCATCGCCGACCACCGCTACCTTGCCCGCGTTCGCGCCGCTGAAGTTTGTATCCCAGTATTCCTTCAGCCGCTGCGCTGTGTCGTCTCCTATCGAACCTGGGGCCGTCAGGATGCCGCCAGGCTGCGCCCCGTTCTGAAAGAACGTTGTGCTGTCGTTCTGGATTGCAAGGCCCTGCATGGCAGCAAGGCCCGACGCGAAGATCGGAGACAGCCCCACAAGCGGATGGAACAAGCAGTTGAACCGGTCGTGAATGATATCGCGCGCCGGAACGACGAGGGTGTCTGTCGTCACGCCCGCAAGCTGGTCGGCGGAAAGCTCGTAGAACACGTCGCCGTTGTCTGCGACGAGTGGCTTCACCCTGTTGGGGTCGAGCACATGCAGGCCGACGACGCCATCGCCCGGCTGGCCGCGCTCTTTCAGAATGTAGGCATTGCCGGATTGCAGCTTCGACAGCACCCAGGACTCATAGAACTGGAGCCGCGTCTGGTAGTTGTTCGGCTTCGCGATGACGCGGAAATTCCGGTTCTCGACTTCCTTCCATATCCCGTTCTTGTCGCGCTGCACCAGCCGAAGCCGCAGCTTCGCGATGTCGGAAGCGATCAGGGTCTGGCAGGCGAAAACAGCGTGGTGCGAAAGCACCAGATCCTTGCGCACTTCGATGTTGCGCTGCCATGCGCCGGGGAAGGATTCGCGAATGACCGGCCACCAGCCGCCACGGCTCGAGACTGGCGACAAGGCTTTCTTATCGCTGTTGCGCGTTAAGGGAACCGGAATGCCGAAAACTCGCATATGGTTCTCCTATGCCTTGCTCGGTGCTTCGTATGGTGACGGCTGCGGGAACCGCTCACTGATCCATGCCCGGAAGGCCGGAAGCCACGCGCATTGATCGCTGATGGAAAGGACATCGCCAGTCGGCTCGTCGCACCATTCGCGCCGCTTCACATCTTGGCGTCGCCTGGACGGCTGCGGAAACAGATTGTGGTAAAGGGTGCGCAGCAGATACCGCTCGCCCTCGAAGTCCTTCAC